GACTTGAAAGAATATTGTCTGTCGGACGATCAATAAAAGATTTAGTTAATACTGTCGATCAAGCTTCGGGTTGTTTGGGCGTTCTAGGTAATATGACAGGACTATTTTCCGGAGAGCAACTTAATGGTTATGCTAGTCAGTTAGCATCGTTTATTGAGCAAATCAATGGTTGCTTGGCCGACTTGACTGAAATATTGGATCAAGTCAATTCTATCAAAGCGGCACTTGCCGCAATAATAGCTGCCGATCAAAACTTTTTTAATCAGGCACTAGAAACATTAAGACAAGCTGCGCTATCTTCACTTTTAGACTATATGTATAACGATCCGTGTGGCAGATTTATATTGGAAAATCAAATAGGGCAAACTAGTTTGCTATCTAAATTATCACGATAAATATAATCATGGTAGCTTTATCCACAAGAACATTTAGAGATTTAGACTTAAATTTCACGCGACATCCTGCAACAAATGATGTCGCGACACGCATTGGTGATCAAGCAATAATTAGATCATTGCGAAATCTTGTCAATATGGCCAACTATGATAAACCATTTCATCCTGAAGTTGGTGGTGTAATTCGTCAATTATTGTTTGAAAATGTTAATGCTATGACGGCTCAAAATATTAAAACTGCCGTCAAAGATGTAATAAACAACTTTGAGCCTCGAGTTTCTCTTATCGATGTGGTTGTACAAGCCCAAGAAGATATGAATAGATATGATGTTTCTATATCATTTTACATAGTCAATCAAGCAACTCCAACAACAATAAACGTATTTTTGGAAAGAGTAAGATAATATGGCAGCATCTAATACTGTTTTTAGAATTGCGGAACTCGACTTTGATACGATCAAAGGCAATCTAAGAGATTATCTGCGTAGTCAAAATCAATTTACAGATTATGACTTTGAAGGTTCTGGATTAAATATTCTTCTTGATGTTCTGGCATACAACACTCACTACATGGCATATTATCTAAACATGGTAGGAAACGAAATGTTTCTTGATAGTGCGCTATTAAGAAATTCTGTCGTGTCACACGCCAAGCATTTGAATTATGTTCCAACTTCTATGATAGGCTCGCGCGCAGAAGTAAATATCGTTGTCGAAGATACTACTCCGACCAGCGGCTATTCAACGATAACTCTACCTGCATACTCACAATTTGAATCAGAACAGATAGATGGAACCAACTATACGTTTGTAAATTTGGAAGCTTATTCCGCATCCAAGAATGTTACGTCAAACACATACACCTTTAGCAATGTACGGATAACACAGGGTGAAAATATCTCATACAACGTTGGTGTAGATGTAACAAACACCAGAAGACGCTTTCTAATTCCGGAAGCAAACATTGATACATCAACATTGCTTGTAACTGTACAGAATTCAGATACAGATAGTACAAAATCAACTTATCTATTGGCCGATGATGTAACAACTCTAGATTCAAATTCAAAAGTATATTTCTTGGAAGAATCAGATGCTAATAGATATACTCTTTATTTTGGTGATGGTTATATCGGCAAAAATTTGGATGACGGAAATATTGTTCAGCTAAGGTATTTGTCAACAAGCGGGGATGTATCAAACAAGGCAAATTCATTCACTCTTACGACATCGATTTTGAATTTCTCAAACGTTGTGGTCAATTCAATTTCTGCAGCTGCTGGCGGAGCACAAAGAGATACTATTGATAGAATAAAGTTTTTGGCTCCTAAATTCTATACCGCGCAAAACAGAGCAGTCACAAAAGATGACTATGGAACATTGCTTCTTAAAGATTATCCAAACATAGAAACAATTTCTGTGTGGGGTGGAGAAGAAAATGATCCTGTAGTTTATGGAAAAATATTCATTTCAATGAAGCCAAAGTCTGGTTATGTGATTACAAATATTGAAAAAGATAGAATTATTAACGAATTAGTTGCAAATAGAAATGTATTGACAGTTACTGCAGAAATTGTTGATCCAGAATATCTTTATCTAAAATTAGAAATAAAAGTAAACTATGATTCAAATCAGACAACAAATGATGAAAATCAATTAAAAAATATTGTGACAAATACGATAACGACTTATAATGATACTGATTTAGAAAAATTTAATTCTACATATCGTTCGTCAAAATTACAAAACTTGATAACTCTTTCAGAAAATTCATTTTTAGGAACTGACGTTTCAACTATTGTTCAAAAAAGATTCCAGCCATCCACTACTCAACAAAAAAACTATGAAATAAATTTCAACGTTCCTTTGAGTCGCGGACTTTATAGTGAAAAACTTTATTCTTATCCAACCTTTAAGATTTATGATGGATTTGGTGTCGAAAGAGATGCTCTTATAGAAGAGACACCCCTATCTTTTACAGGCGTCGACAGTGTTTCAGTAACAAATTCTGGATCTGGATATTCAGACAGTCCCACAGTCACAATAACTGGCGATGGTGCGGGGGCTACAGGAAAAGCAGTCGTTGTAAACGGTAAAATAATTTCAGTAGAAATTATTAATAAAGGATCCGATTATTCTGGAGCAACAATCGCGATTACTGATTCTACAGGTTCTGGGGCCGTAGCAATACCTATTCTTTCAGAGGAAGTAGGAACTCTTAGAGCCTACTACATTGCTTCAACAACTGGAGAAAAAGTGATATTGAATAGTAATTTTGGCGATATAAATTACAGAACAGGTAGAATAAACATATACAATTTTAAACCAATTTCAATTGCAACTAATCCTAATTATGATTTGGGCATTTTAACTTTAAATGCCTATCCTCTTCAAAAAACATTGCAACCGTTGAGAAATAGACTACTTTCAATTGATTCTGAAGATTCAACAGCAATCCAGATTGTCATGGAGAATGAAATCGAATGACAACAAACAACAAGATTTCTACTGTTGTAAGTAGTCAATTACCCGAATTTGTTCGTTCAGATCATCCCACTTTCATAGCATTTGTGAAAGCATATTATGAATATCTTGAACAGTCAAATACTGTTTTATCGTATGGAAAAACAGTTGAAAGAGCAAAAAATCTTACAAAATATTTTGATACAGATAAAATTACAGATACTGGATTAACTGAATTTAATGATCATTTATACAATGAATTTTTAACTCTAATACCAAAAGAAGTATCTTCTGATAAATCAAAATTACTAAAAAATATAAAAGATTTTTATAGAGCTAAAGGTACTGAAAAATCATATAATTTTTTCTTTAGATTATTATTCAACGAAGATCCAGAATTATATTATCCAAAAAATGATATTCTAATAGCATCTTCTGGAAAATGGCTTGTTGAGCAATCCATTCGTTTGTCTAATATTGAAATAAATGAAATTGTAGACGATTCTATTATTAATTTAAAAAAGTTTGAAAGCACGAAAGTAGTTGGAAACACATCACAAGCATCAGCTTTTGTTGAAAGAATTTTTGTTTCATATGAAAGCGGAACGAAAATAAATGAATTTTTCATTTCTAATAAAAATGGCGATTTTATTTCAGGAGAACAAGTTTTCATAAAAAATGCTAATAATGAAACGCTATCGGCAGATATTCTAAGTGGATTTATTTCAAGTGTAGCACTAACAAATGGTGGTTCAGGCTATACAATAGGAACTTCAATACCAGTTGTGGGTGGTGGTGGTTCTGGTGGTTCCGTAATTATATCTGATGTTTCTTCAGGAAATATTTCAAATGTTTCGGTTATATCTGGTGGTGCAGGATTTAGAGTCTCAGATTTTATTTTGTTTTCGGGCGGCGGTGGCGCAGGAGCAAATGCAAATGTAATTCAAGTTCTTACTGATAATAGTGTTCATCCAAATACTTACAATATAAATTCTGATGTTATAAACACTTATAATTTGACTACAATTGGTGCTTATAGCAATTCTTCTGGTGGAAATGCAAATACTGCTCTAGTTAATACGTTGACTTTTTTTGCTTATTCAAATACCGGTCCTGTAGTGGCTATTAGAGTTTCTAGTGGAGGAAATAATTATACGTCATTACCGACAGCATCCATAGAAGCAAATACAAGAATAAAAAATCTAGGTATTATTGGTAGATTAAAGATCAATGACGGCGGAACCGGCTATTCGAATGGGGCAACATTAATATTTACGAATATTCCTGGTGGGTTTGGATATGGTGCAAATGGAAATGTAGTAACAAATGCTACAGGAACAATTATCGGTACAAATTTGACTCTTTTAGGTCCTGGTCATTTGATAGGTGGTGCTGGATATAGCATGACACATCTTCCAAATGTATCAATTAGCGGATCTGGCTCGGGTGCTAATATAGTTGTTTCTGCACTTCTTGGATTTGGCGATGAACTTACTTCTAATACAGGATCTATCGGAGTAATTGAAGAATTAACAATTACAAATAGAGGGGTGGGTTATGTTACTCCGCCAACTCTTGATTTTACAAATAGCGGTGATGGTCTTGCAACAGCAAATGTTACACTAACGGTAGGAACATATACTTATCCGGGAAGATTTAAAGACGATACGGGATTGTTGAGTAGTTCAAACTATCTTGAAAATAGAGATTATTATCAGAATTTTAGTTATGTTATAAAAGTAAAAAGAGCGTTGAATGAATATAAGCAATATGCGTTGAATTATATTCATCCTGCAGGATTGAAGCTATTTGGTGAATATCTTTATATTTCAGAACCAGTAGTTGATGATACAATAAATGTTGGCTTATCTAACACAAGCAGTTATATTCCTTACGTCACAAATTCAATTGATTTTAATGGTTCAAATTCCATTTTGTATAAAACTGAAGCATTGGGAAATACATCAAATGGTTCAACCGGAACAATAAGCTTTTGGTTTAGACCAACTAGTTTTGCAAATGACCAAACAATATTTTCTATTTCAAATAACTCCAATTCACAGACATCACAACGATTCTCTGTATCGTTGACAAAAAGAGCAAATACATTATTAGGAAAAATTGCCGATCTTGTTGTTATCTCTGGTGGTGCCGGATTTAGAAAATTTCCAAATGATACGATAGTCATATCTGGAACAGGAACTTCTGCAAATGCAACAATTGTGCAAGTTCTAGATGATGGAAGTGTTCATCCAAATACTTACAATATAAATTCTGATGTTATAAACACTTATAATTTGACTGCAATTGGTGCTTATAGCAATTCTTCTGGTGGAAATGCAAATACATCGTTGTTAACAACTTTGACCTATTTCGAATATGCGAATACAGGTCCAATTTATCTAGTTGCATTGAATGATCCTGGAGCTGGATACAATATTCTATCGACAACAGCAGAAGCTTCTGGCAATTCAATGATAAAGGCTCTTGGTATAATCGGTCGATTGAAAATTAATTCTGCGGGATCCGGTTATTCAAATAATGCAAAAATAATATTCACAAACGTTGTTGGTGGATATGGCTTTGGTGCAAATGCAAAAGCAATTGTGAATGCTTCTGGTTCTATTATCAGAACAGAACTAACTCCATATACAACAGATTCCGGTCATATTGTTGGTGGATTTGGTTATGATGCGAATGCATTTCCAATTTTATCAATAGAGGGTGCTGGGGTAGATGCTAATATAACAGTAGAAGCTTTGTTGGGCGATGGCGATGTTCTTGCCCCTCTTGCATATCCAATTACACAAAATACAGACGGTGATATAATAAGAATTACCGCGAGAAATGCAGCAAATCTTCCTCTTCTAGAACTAACGACAAATACGTCAACTTTGATATTTAAAAATACATGGAATCATTTTGTTGCAACATGGGATTTATCTTCAAATTCAGCATGTAAAGTCTATCTAAATGATATCAATTCAACTAGACTAGATTTAATAAATTTTGGCCAGATAGACTATACTGGAAGCAATGTTTCTATAGGATCTGAACCAAATCTTACACGTTCATATCGTGGTTGCTTATCTGAATTTTGGTTTTCAAATAATTATGCAGATATTGCAAATACAACAATCAGAACTTTCTTTATTGGTGCTAATGGAGTTCTATTACCAAGCAACATGCAAGCCTCAAATGGTTATATGGGAAGAGTTAATTTGAATATAACACCTTCAATTTATCTAAAGAGCAATGGCCTGTTTGCAAACACAAATAGTGGCATAGCCAACAACTTCACATTTGCAAACAACATAACTAATTGTTCAAATACTTCAAGTGAACCTGCATAAATACAAATTACAATAGAGTTTTTCTATATGACAGCTATAACTACAAAAAATCTTAGAATTAATTCCGCAGAACAGCTTCTGGAATCAGTTTCAGAGCCTGCTGCAACTGTACTGTACATAGGATATGGTAAAAATACTCCATGGGCAAACGACTCTTTACCTAATACAGCAGTAGATTCTGTAAGTGATCGAGATGATGTTTGGAGAAATTTGATTGGTGGAAAAAAAATAACTGGAAATGATATATCGTTAGCCATTCCTAGAAAAAATTGGACAACAAACACGGTGTATCAAAACTATGATGATACATCTAGCACTTTGTTTGATGCAAATACAAATTTTTACGTCATAACTGATGAATATAATGTCTATAAATGTCTTTATAATAACAATTCTGCAAATTCAACGGCGAAGCCAACATACGTTATTTCAAATTTTGCTAGTACAGAAGCTGATGGTTATGTTTGGAAATATATGTACACGTTAAATACGAAAGAAAGACAGAAGTTTTTAACTGATGAATGGATGCCAGTCAAAACACTAACACTAGACGATGCCTCACAACAGTACGCAGTGCAAACGGCAGCAGTTGATGGTGCCATTGATATCATTTTAGTTTCAAACGGCGGTTCAAATTATACAAATACATCAAACATTACTGTTTCTATTTCGGGAGATGGTTTAGACGCCACAGCAGTCGCTTACGTTAATACCACAAGCAACACAATAGCAAATGTGATTGTAACGACAAGAGGAACGAACTACACTACGGCAAATGTTACAATTTCAGGTGGTGGGGGTTCTGGTGCAGTTGCTCGCGCAATAATTGGTCCTCCTGGCGGTCATGGAAAAAATCCAGTTTATGAACTTGGCGGCTCAAATATTATAATGAGTGTAAGGGTAGATGGTGATGAAGATGGTGTTTTGATTGCAAATAATGATTATAGACAAGTGAGTATTATAAAAGATCCTTTGATATACGGTTCTTCAAACGCTTTTACAAATACTGTATTTTCTCAAACGCTAACATTAGCAATTGCAGGAGCAGGGCCTGATTATGTTTCTGACGAATATGTGTATCAAGGATCATCTTTAGATTTAGCAACTTTTAGTGCTCGTGTTTTATCGTGGAATACATCAACGAATATAATGAAAGTCAGTGAATATACTGGAACACCAACAGCCACAACTTTAAATGGACAAACATCCGGAGCAAATCGATTTATTGCATCGATAATAAATCCCGAATTAAAAAATCGCTCTGGGCATGTCATATACATAGACAATATAACACCTATATCCAGAACGGATGATCAGGCAGAATTAATGAAAATAGTCATAAAGTACTAAGGATAAAAGATGGTAGATAAGATTGTACCCACAGAAGCAGTAGATTCTCCATACTATAATGACTACGATGAGACAAAGGATTTCTATAATATCCTGTTTCGTCCAGGTTATGCTGTTCAGGCTCGCGAATTAACCCAGCTACAAACAATTCTTCAAAAACAGGTTCAACGTTTTGGAGATCACGTTTTCAAGAATGGAAGTATTGTAACTGGAGCACAAATTTCAACGTCAAAGGCGACGGCTCTAAATCTATCATCCCAATATATTGGTTCAGATATCACGGTTGCAAATTTTGATCGCAAGTATGTCAATAATACAACAAACACAGCAACAACTCAAGCAACAGCGTTTGTGTTGACATATGAAACCGGTTCATCTCCAGTATTGATGGTCAATTATATTTCTGGAGACACTTTCGCAAATGATACGATCAAGGCATCAAACACATCAAACTTTGCAGTAATTTCTGGACCAGAAGGTCTAGGAACAGTTGCAAGTATTTCTGAAGGTGTAATGTTTGTCGATGGATATTTTTCAAGAGTTGAAGCACAAACGATCATTCTCGACAAGTATTCAACATCTCCATCATATCGTGTTGGATTAGAACTAGACAAAAGCATTGTTCTTCCAACATCAGATACATCTCTTCTTGATCCTGCATTAGAAGCATCAAATTATCAGGCTCCAGGCGCTTCTCGCTACAAGATAACTCTAACTCTTGCCAAGCGCACACTTGATAGTACCGATGATAGCCAGTTCATTGAACTTCTTCGTGTTGAAGACGGATACATCAAGAATATTGTCAAGTATCCAATTTATTCCGAGTTGGAAAAAACACTAGCAAGAAGAACAAATGACGAGTCGGGTAGCTACACAGTCAGACCATTCACAATTCGATTGAGAGATCATGCAAACACAACTCCAAATGCGGAGCTATTTACTGCAACATTAAGTCCTGGAAAAGCTTATGTTCAAGGATTTGAATATGAAACATATAGTTCATTCAATCTAGATGTTGAAAGATCAAGACAATCTTCGAATGTAAATAATTATCCACTATCATTGAATTATGGAAATTATGTTGTTGCGACAAATGCAAATTCTACTGGCGGCGCAACATCAACCGGATTTTTCAAAATAGATGATTCTGGAATTGGTCCGCAACTTGTTGATTTGCATTCGGTTGTTCGCGGTCAAATTAATACAGTAAATCCAACCTCATACGCAGCGACTAAAGTTGGAACAGCAAGAATAATAAATGTTGACTATGATAGTGCTGGAAATACAGCAAATTCATATTCATACAAATATAGAGTTTATTTGAATGATTTTTCATTCTCAAATGTAACCGGAACAATATTTGCAAATACATCAAATGATAAAATTGTACTAGCAAATGTGTCAAATGAAACATCGGCACAAACTGTAGCAAACGTTGCAAACGCATATCTAGGTTCGGTCATAAGAATTGCAAATGGTGCATTGTCGGGAGTGACCAGAACAATCGTAAGCTATGATGAAACTACGAGAACAGCAACTCTTGACTCAAATATTGCCATATCAACAGCTCAAGCAAACGCTGATCGTTGGTCAATAGATTTCTCATCTAGAGATATCAAGAGCATGGCAAATATCGTAACTGGAACTCCAGTTTCTATTGGCGGCTCTATGGACGTTGATGCATCAAGCAAATATGGTAGCAATACAGTAATTACCGATCCTAGATACAACAAGTTGCTATTTGAGCTACCACAAAACTATGTCAAGCAGGGTATAACTGATCAAACATACGACTACTTCAAGGTGTTGGGTACTGCAGTATCCTTTACAAGCGGAACAACTGGGTCAATTAGTGCTGGTGTTGGAGAAGTATTTCTTGCAAATGGTACACAGTCAACTACTCAAGCATTGGAAAACTTCATTGTTGTTATTCGCGACAATCTAGGTTCAACGATTGGAGCAAACGGTGCAATTCTACCTATGACAACAGGTAGTGCAAGCATTGTCGTTAATAATGGAGGAACGCCAACAGCAACTTTCACGGCGCCTCAAGCAAATACATTCATAGCTGACATTTTGGCAAAAGTTTCGATAACTTCTGGATCAAAAATAAATGAGAAGTTGAAGACTCTAGTTACTTCAAATTCCACACATATTCAAACGCAAGGTGGAACAGCAAATGCAACATTTGCAAATGTTTCTATCTATTCTGCAGCTGGTCAAGTTCATCTTTCCGCGCCAAACAAGACACCAGGTCAAAAAGATAGCTTGTACACATCTGACGTTTATGAAATAAACAAGATATATGATATCGGGTCTGCTGCTTTCACAAGCGGAACTGTTTTATCTTCATATAATGACATTACATCAAGATACTCTCTTGACAATGGACAAAGAGATGATCATTATGATCATGGCGGAATTGTCTTTCTTCCAGGAAATTCGCCACCAACAGGAAATGTTGTAGTTTGCTTTAGTTATTTCAAACACGAAACTGGTGGTAGTGACGGTCTAGGATATTTCTCTGTCGATTCCTATCCATATTATAACAATATTCCACAATATACAAGTGCATCATCAGGCGAAACATATGATCTAAGAGACTGCATAGATTTTAGACCAAGAAGACAAGACAACTCAAACACTTCGCCCGGATATACTCTACAAACCTTTAGAGTCGGTCTTCCTAATGAAGAATTTTCTGCCGATTATCAATATTATTTGGCAAGAAAAGACAAGATCGTATTGACAAAAGACAGATTGTTTAGCGTTGTTAAGGGCGTCTCTTCTCTAAATCCAGTTCCTCCTAGAGAACCTGAAGGATCAATGGTTCTGTATAATTTGACCATTGCTCCTTACACGGCATCTCCAGCAAATGTAATAGTAAAGTACGTTGAAAACAAACGCTACACGATGCGTGATATCGGTTCTCTAGAAAAGAGAATTGAAAATTTAGAGTATTACACGGCGTTGAATTTGGTCGAAAAAGATACTGAAATCATGTCAATCAAGGATGTTAACGGCCTTGATCGCACAAAGAATGGTATACTTGTCGATTCGTTCAAGGGACATTCTGTCGGTGACGTAAGAAACATTGATTACAAGTGTTCAATCGACACTAGAACAGAAGAACTTCGTCCGTCAACTAATACAAATTCACACTACTTGGACTATGATTTTAGCGCAAGTACAGGATTAACATATAAATCGGGTCTTGTATTGCTTCCGTATACGACAGAAGAAATGATTGTTCAAAACGTTTCTTCGCAAACAGTTGAAGTGCAGCCATATCTATTTGCACGATTTATCGGATCAGTTCAATTAATTCCACAATCAGATTTCTATTTCAACAAATATGATTTGCCAGACGTTGTCGTCAATTATACTGGCGAAAACGACGGGTATTCATCTCTGCAATCAGCACTAAGTGGCACAACATCTGCATTTGATGCAGAATTCGGTCATTGGGAAACGCGCTCTACTGGTGCAGAAATTGTTACAAATGATGTGAATGAGCAGGGAAGAAATGGACTACAAATTTGGGAAAATGGTGTAAATAGAACAACGACATTTGGCGGCTATCAGAACGGATTCCTGCGTCGCTCTTCATTTGATCAAATTTCTCAAACTGTAAATGATCGTGTCGTAAACCTTGGTGTTACTCC